AACTACTCTTGGTAAGAAAGATCCATTAACAGAGTATAACAACATGCTCTGGAATCGTGGAGACCAAGCTGGTAAGGACCAAGCACGTAAACAGAAACGTACTCTTACCTACATTGCAAACATTTACGTTGTTAAAGATCCATCACACCCAGAGAACGAAGGAAAGGTATTCCTTTACAAGTTTGGTAAAAAGATCTTTGATAAACTTAACGAGGCTATGAATCCTCAGTTTGAAGATGAAGAACCAGTAAACCCATTCGACATGTGGGAAGGTGCTAATCTTAAATTGAAGATTCGTAACGTGGAGGGCTATCGTAATTACGATAAGTCAGAATTTGACTCAGCTGGCCCGCTGTTAGATGATGACGACAATCTTGAAGCTATTTGGAAAACTCAGTTTTCACTTAATGAGTTTGTAGATCCAAAGAACTTCAAGTCGTATGATGAGCTCAAGGCTCGCTTAGATCAGGTTCTTGGATTAGATGGTGTGGCTCCTAAACCATCTACCACTGCTGCAGATGAAGACGACGAAGTGGCTCTCAGTCGTCCTCAACGAACAGCACCTGCACCTAAGCAGCCTATAGCGGCTGATGATGACGACGATCTGTCGTTTTTTGAGAAACTAGCAGAAGACGACTAAACCTTTCTCCTTTACTAGTTACTCCACCTGGGGCTGCTCACGCAGCCCCTTTTTTTATTGATAAGAATAATTTGAGTTATTCTTTTGATTGAACGATTCATCTTTGACTCTAGGAGGAGTGAATTGTCCAGTACCTTTTTTACTTTGATCTACATATGTTGATGTATTGTTATTTGTTGGTGCACTTACATTAATATTTGTATCACCACCTGACTGTGAACCTTGATAAGCATCACCCATTGCTCTAGCTAAACCAGGATCAGGTCCTAATAATGTAGTTCTTGGAGTTAGATCAATTGTATTATCCATAGCTGCAAGTCTTGCATTATAATCAGAATCTGATTCAAAGAATCCTTGTTTATCTAAGAAACCTAAACTTTGTTCTTTTTCATTTCTATTTACTGCTGCTATAATCTCTGCTTGTGAAGCACCATCTGCAGACATTTGAGCTGCTAAATCAGCTGAGCTTTGTGATACTTCAAAGTCTTGTCCATCAAAAGAAAGTGTTGGAGGTCCTTGTTCTTCACCTTGTCTTTGTATAGGAATCTCAGGATTATCTCCAAACGGATAAAAAGGTCCTATATCAAAATCACCGACAAGTGGAATACTAAAAGTAGTTTTTGGAATTCCTATCTTAGCTAGGTTCTCTTTAAGTACGTCATATAGATTAGCAATAGAAGTACCTTCACCAAACAATTCAAAGTTTAAAATCTTATCTCCAAGATCTGTAACTGTATCAACCAAAAAATCCATTGCTGATTTAAAGCCTTCAATAGTTGAATTCAGATCTCTCATAAATGTTTCTTTAGCTCTTTCACCTGTTTCAGATAGAAACTCTCCAAATTCTTTAGCTTTATCGTAGATTCCGATAGCAAGATCATCACCAAAGAAATAACCAAGAGCTCCTAATCCAGCTCCACCTATACCGCCTATAATTAAACCTAAAGCTCCACCAATTACATTACCTATACCAGGAAAGATAGTTCCTAAAGCTGTACCAATAATACCACCTAGTTTTGCACCAGCAAATGCACCACCTGCAATACCAGCTACTGCTCCAACTGCTTGGCCACCTAATCCAACTTTTGCTTCTGTCTTTTGTTCTTCAGTTGCATTAGGATCTCTAAGAGTGTTTATGTAATTTGCAGAATCTATAAGACCGCCAGCAACTAAACCACCAACTAATAAATTTCTAAGTGTAGTAAAAAAACCACCATTCTCATCAGCAAAGTTTTTAAGAATGTCACCAAGATTTTTCATTGGGTCTTCAATCTTATTTACACCAAGAGCAGTCTGCTGAGATGCGTCTGTAAGACGACCCTGTTCTCTCCTTTGTTCTTCTAAAACAAAACCTTGCTGATCTCTAAATTGTTCTTCAGCTTCAAACTGTCTTTTATGCAGATTGAAAGTTTCAGTTAGAACAACACCGATGTTATTTAAGATAGATCCAATTTCATCTAACTTTGCAAGTATCATGCTATCCACAGGATTTGGTTGAGCTAACACTGTTGATAGTGTAGTTCCTGTTGGTCCTTGATTTATTACTGGAAGTGCCATTACTTACTCTTTTGTGCGATAGCTTCTTTACCGTAGAATGCAGCTACGATTGCTGCCACTGATACAAAGTATACTGCAGCCATGTCACCAAGAATTTTAGCTGCTTGATCTAATCCAATCCATACTGCAAGTACAACTGCAAAGGGATACAAGAGCATTCCAGCAAGAGCAAACCATGCCATGTTTCTTTGAGCATCTTGCTTCTTGTCTTCATTCTCCATATCACTACGCATGTCTTCAAGTTCAATCATTCTCTCTTCCATTGCAATCTCTTCATCACTAACTACACCGTCACCATCTTTGTCCAGGTGTGCCCATCTAGATCCAGGTTCTAACTTCTTAGCTGCCATGTTATCTCCGTTGCGCTTGACGCTGTTGTTGTTTTTCTTTTTCTGCTTCCAAATACTGTATTAACATATTTATATAGATATCACGCTCAAACGGAATCATACCTTCAAGCTCTTCAAGCGAGTACTTGTGGTGTTGCATAAGTTGAAAATTTGTTTGATAGTAATTGGCTAAGCTCTCGTGAGTTAGCCCAATGAGAAAAAATCGTTAAGACCATTCAACTCCAAGCGGAGTTCCTTTCCACATTTTATACATTTATAACCAACTTCATGCTTCATCGATGGAGCATTTCTAAAGAACTCAAGAACCTTTTCAAGTTGTTCAACAGTTAATGATAAAATAAATTCTTTACATTCATCCAAAGTAAAATTATCATGTACTGTATCTTTGTCGTAAACCATCTCAACACTTCTTGCAAGAAACTCAATGTTTTGATCTACGTCAGCCTTAGTAATATCTAAACCTTTTAATGACTTGTAATTTGGATATTTTAATTTGATTCCATAAGTGTCATTAAGTTGAATGTTTGGTGAAACTTCTTTGGGAAAGTTGACTTTGATGTCTTTCAGATCAACTTCCACATCATGCGTAGCATTACAACATTCTGATTTAACTTTGAGAGGAATAACATCACCAATGCTTTGTCCTCTAATCTGTAGGAACAAAAACTCAATATCAAATGTAGCTAAGTTATCAACATTAATATCACTCAATACACAATCATTAATCACATTAACAACTGAATTGAGTATACTCTTTGAATCAGCACCCTCTCTTGCAATCAAGAGTGCTTTTTGTTCTTTTACTGTGAATGGTCTGAATTTGATTTCTTGTTTGGTTGAGGGAACTTCAGTGAAAAACTCAACATTATTTAATTTTGGCAATGACATAATTTAACCTATAATATTAAAACAACCTTTCTAATTGTAACTCTGATAGACGAAGTTCTTCTGTAGCTTCTCTTACTTCTGTCGTTTTTTGATTTACTTGTCTCATAATTGAATCAGGATATATTTTTTTGGCTAATGTTTTTTCAACTTTTTGTTTTACATCTGGAATTTGTACATCTATTCCTGTAGACGATGATGTGTTTTGAACTTGTACATCTTTCCAATATCTGTAAGTCATTGTTACATTTAATCTTACTATTTCAGTACTATTCCAATTCAATGCTATGGGATTGACTATTATTGGATATGCATCTATAAGCTCACAGTTTCTTGTTTCATTTCCATAATCATCAAACGCAACGATGTTTACTTTTGAGGCATAATCATTTAAATAGTTTACATCAAAACCAAATGAAGATGCAGCACCCGAGGCTGTGTAATTGTTTGTTCTATGTGTACCTACAACTTCATCAAACCAACCATTCCAATATTCAACTTCCTTGTAATCTGATGATACTATAACTGACATAGTTAAATCTTGGTAGATTGTATTATAAGCAACTTTTTGTAATGTTCCATACAATCTATAATCTGCAGTAGCAGCTGAGCGACCTGGAAACTCTACAGATTCAATTTTAAACGACATATCTCTTTCAGCAAAAGTTGAATACACAGGACTAGTAACTCTCACTTCAAAGTTGCTAGTCTTAGCTGGAGCTTGTAAATTGCTTTTAAATTGTTCTGGACTGAATACCATTATACTGCTTTCCTACTTTCGCCCCAAACAAAGTCTGCACTCTTCTTAGAGAATCTTTGAGTTGGTAAGAACAATGCTATATCCCATTCTACTGGATCGATTAACAAATACCTTGACTTTACCTGTGATGTAAGATATCTCTTAACACATGGTTTGAAGTATCTATATTTAGCTGCGGACTTGAGTATTTCGTAACTTATGCGTAGTTTGGTATTCTCGTCATATCTTTGATTAGATGAGAGACTATAGAGAGCATCCATAAGTTGTGCTCTTAGACGTGGAGGTAGATAGTGTAAGTTGATACCTAAGAACCCATCATTGTAATCTTGTATCATGAACACAAGAGGAAACCTATCATAGTATGGTAACGTTGCTTTGTGTTTTGGATCATAGTTAAACAGATACATAGACCCAACACCAGTACGTCCAACCTGCTTGCCTCTATTTTTAGATATGAGTGATGATGGTGTTACGGTTGTAGTAGCAGCTTGATCTCTAAACCAGTTTCGTGCATCTGATGTTCTTGCTGGTACTTGTCCAGCTCTGATGCCCTGTGTTAAAATATTATCAAAAACGTATGCGACCATGTTGTCTTCCGGTTAAAACAGATGTATAATTGGCTCTGTAGCCATTGAAGGGATAAGCTACTTTAGTCCTAATTCGTTCTCTGTGAGTATCTGAAACTTCCATTGTCTATCGTTACAATAATCTATAGCAGCATCCCACTTATACTTATTTATGGCATATGTCTTAACTTCATTGACATACTTCTTTGTTAGCTTTGTCTTCTTCTCTGGTTCTTGTGTCTGATAGAATGGTTTCACTTCTATCATAACTGTCTCTTGTTTACCTGACTTGTTCTTTATTTTTATTATAAAGTCAGGAAAGTATCTGTGGTATCTACCATCTATTGGTGACTTATATGGAACAAACATCTCTTCTGATGACCATTTCAATACATTTGGATTGCGGTCAAAGTAAATCATACAGCGTTTTTCCCAACTACTACGATAAATAATGTTAGTCGGGTCACCGTTGTACTTTTCGGGATTATGTGGCTTAAAATAACCTTTCATAGAAGTATGTATAATGACAGATGCAATAAATCTAAGAGGTGCTACTAGAGATAGGACGCAAGGCCTCCAGGCAGATAGAGGACCTCTAGCTAACCTTTATGCCTCTACTGGAAAGAATGTTCTTACCTTTCCAAAGTCGTTAAATGATTCAGACCATTGGGTTGTGTTTAGAGTTGGTAAAGAAAGAAAACTGAGACGTAAGGCTGTACCAACAAAAGAATCATTGTGTAGTATTTTTCTTCCTGTACCCCAAAACCTAAAAACGGGATACAAAGCTGGTTACAATAATGAATCCATAGGTGCATTAGGTGAAACAGTTAGAGCAGCTATACTTGAAGGTGAGCAAGTTGACAAAGGTGATCTTGCTAAAAGAGTTGCAGCTGATATAGCCAACAGTGCAGAAGCATCAGGTTTAGCTGGTGCAGCCGTTGGTAATTTTATTGGTGGTCAAGTTGGATCTATAGTTGGTGCTGCAACCGGTGTTGGTATATCTCAAGGAGTGAAAGCAGCTTTTGGTGCAAAAGGTATTGCTCGTAATCCTCATCAAGCTATACTCTTCCAAGGTACAGATTTTAGATCGCATAGTTTCAGT